GTCCCAATTCGCCACAATCATATCCCAATAATTGCTCGGGAAGTTTTCAATCGGCGTTCCCATCGGGAAATGTCCGCGGATATAAGCAACGTCTTGCAATTCGCTTTCTGTCACGTTATGCGGTGTCATTAAGTCGATAAGTGCTTGTGGTAATAAGCTGGTTGTTTGCAGTTGCTCTTGTGCTTGTTTAGTAAGTTCGCGCTCTTGTTTGATATCGTCTGCGATTGCGTTTAATGTTTCCGCAATTTCAGGTTGTTGCGTTTCCGCTTGTACCGTTTCAGGTTGTGGTTGTGGTGTCACTTGTTGCGTTGAGAAGATATGAGCGATACTTCCAAAATCAAACGGTAATTGTTCCGGTAAACCGTGACGGTTCTTTGCGTCCCATGCGGGGCGATGATTGGTATAAATAACACGCTCTCCACCTTGAGCTTTTTTCTTGCCGTCGTCCGTTGTCATAACGAACGTCTTATAATTCGCGAATAGCACCATATCCGCCCACTCTTTGACAAGCGGGGCTGTTTTCGAGCTTGTCTTTTGTCCGAGTTTCAATTCGTATCGGTCATACGCTCCCATTTCGTCCGGTTGCTCGAACTTTTTAATTTGAGCGTGAGCGGTTAAGACAACGTTGATTCCAATATCCACAAGCTCGGACAAGCTATTCAACAAGCGCCCGATTTCTTCTTGGACGTATGTATAACCCTTGCCCCATCCAAAGTCTTCGATTCCGTTTTTTTGGTGCTGTGAGCATACATAAGATACAGCTAGCTGCTCTGCCCAGTCAATCGTATCAATGACTAGCGTTTTGCAAGCGTCTGAATTTGCTTTAATGAACGCAATTTCATTCTTTAACATGGCCCAGCTTGTCGGTTTATCCATACGAGCCACGTCCATATTATCAGTCGAACCTTCTGTGTCGATGAATACCGGCTCCGGAAATTGTGCTGCAAAAGTTGACTTCCCGATTCCTTCCGGGCCATAGATAACGACTTTTTGAGCCCGCGCCTTCCTTCCTCTTGTAATTTGCATTTTTTAGTCCTCCTCGCTACTTTTTACTAACATTTCAAGAAGATTTTTAAAGGTTTCTTTTTTAGCTTCTTCAATCGATTCTGTCAAGTCTTCCGGTTCGTTGCCTTCTAGCGTTTTTAGTGTGTACTCTGCTTCGACGACTAAAATTTCACAATCGAGCGCGTTTGCTAATTTTTCAAAGTCTTCTTTCTGGTCTTCGATTGCCTTTAGTTCATTTTTTGCAGCGTGTCTAAGATCATCTATATATCCAACAGAATAAGCAAACGTTCCTTTTTTGCTTTTATATTCGTTTATAAAAGCTCCTGTTTCTTTATGTCTTAATACTGCGAATTTGTCTGTGTGTTTTATGTTGTTTCCTTCTTTCTTTAATTAAAATCCGTTTTGCCAAGTTGGCGCGACTGTTTCTTGTGCGCCGTTCATTGCCCCGTTTAGAAGCCCATTTTCAAAACTATTTGGTTTGACGCTGTAACCGTCTTGGATGATGACTGAACATTCCTCGCCCGTTGAAACTCTTGTCGCGATAGCTTGCAATCCTTCTTGTTCAAGCCATGCCCCGAATTCAGTAAGCGTGATATGGTCCATCTGCTCGAGTTTATCGATAAGCACGAACCCACATTCAGGCTTGAGCTTACGGACGATAGCCGTCGCGACTTGTAATTGTTGTGAACCGCTCATATTATCCCAACGTTGACCAAGATAGAGCAATTCGCCATCATCCACTGACAAGCCCGGTAACGGTAAGTCTGCATTTGTGAGCAAGTCCGTCTTTTGTTTGCGGATGTCTGCAATCAAATTATCAAGTTCCTTGTATTGCTCGCGATAGCCTTTGGCATCTTCTTCGGCTTTATCTTTGTCAAGATTAGCACGAACTTTACGATTGATTTCGTCAATCTCTGCGATGCTCTTTTCGATTTCTTCAGTAGATTCATCGATAAGGTCCATGGCATCTGTATTCGCGATAGCCAAGTCTTGAGCCAACTGACTTTCTTTTTCTTTGGCATCGGCCAGCAGTTGTTCTAGTCTTTCTACTTCTGCAGCTGCTGAGTTGTGTTGATTTTGGATAGATACCAAATTCTGACGTTTACGGGCATTTTCCCCATTTTTTGCAAGGATAGCTTGTTGTTGCTGAATGAGCTCAGCAATAGAAACTAACTCTTTCGGAGCGTCGGGGTAGTATGGTTGCTCTTTGGCAAACTTCTCCTTTTGGTCAGCAATCACACCAATTGCATGGCGCTCGTCATACTTGGCTTTTTCCTGCATATCCAATTCAACTAACTGCGGACCAACTCCGATGATTTGCAGTAAAGTTTTTGCTTTTTCTTTGCTAGTCTGCTCCATGAATTTTGGTAAGTTGATGGCCAACTCTTCTACGAAGCTATCCAGCAAGTTTTGACCAGCCTTATTGCCACTTGGGTCGATGACCTTGAGGGTGCTATTCTTACCGCTGCGCTCCACAATCAAGCCATTTGATAGCGTGATTTTTAAGCTAGGTGGGATTGTACTGCCTTCGCGCTGTGCTTGGCTAGGTTTAAACTTATTGCCACCTAGCGCCCAAGCAATCGCGTCTAGTACGCTTGTTTTCCCTTGGTTGTTATTTCCACCGACAATTGTCAAACCAGTCGCTGACGGTTCTAATTTAACCGCTTTAACGCGTTTGACGTTTTCAATTTCAAGTTTATTAATTGTTACCATTTTACGCTCCTTGTTTTTGTTTCTTCGATAGACCGACAGGTGGTTGTTCATCGAATGTGAATTTCCTGTCACAATTGCGAATGTTCATACGTGCGATATTGTTGAATTGGTTTCTACCTTCCTGGTAGACTTCAACAATCATCTTGTCATGTTCTTCTTGCACTTTCTTTTTCGCTTTTACTTTCTGCTCACTATTCGCAACTAATAACAATGCGATGAATAAGCAAGTCATGATTGCTGCAATTCCTAAAAATTGGCTTGCTAAAGTTGGTTCTGTCATTCTCTATACCTCTAAAAGTTTTTCCAAGTCAGCGATGCGCTGATAAAGTATTTGGTTTTCTTCCCGTGCTTCAATCAATTCACGGTTCAAGTCTAATGCGACAAATCGCCAGTCTTGATTGATTTCAATTTTGGTTGTTGAAAAAAACCATTTTGTAAGTTTGTCTAATAACTTCATGTTAAAACTCCCAATTGTTTTTCTTTTTTAAGATTTTCTAGCATTTCTGCCAGAGTTTCTTTTTTAGTTCGGTAGCGATTTCTGCTTTTCCATTTAACAAATAATCGAAAACCTTCATAATTGATAAACACTAGCTTATGTGTTGGATTGTCAATGAACTGTTTAAAATCTGGATGATCTCGCATTTCTTTCGCCCATGTTTTGAGAGTTGCAACTGTCAACCCTTCCCACATTTGGCAAAGATGTTCATAATCACCATGAGTGGCTTTTTCATTTATTCCTACTGGCTTGTAGGTAATTTCTGCCTTAGGCATAGATTTTTTTTCCTTTCTGTGATATAATTCAGTTAGTTATTTTAGTAAGCGCCTGACTTCTGTTAAGGTGCTTTTTTTTTGAATTAAGCCACATCTTTTTGCTCAATCAGTGGCAAAATTCCTTTTTTATTTTTAAGTAAATCGTAAAGGAACAAACGTCCTTTTTGAGTCCAGTATGTATGCATCTTGCTATAATCTGCATCGATTGTGTGAGTTTTTGATTGAGTATAACCTTTACCTGCGTATTTTTGATACAAGAGCCAAGTATTCCCTTGTTTGAATTGAATTTTCAACTCGTGGAGAATTTTATTCATTTTTTTTGCGCTCATTCCATAATCTTTTGCAATTACAGAAATTGCCACAAGGGATTTGTTTTGTAATACCAAATCATAATAAGATGCTTTAGGTTGCAATTCTTGAATGATTTGGTTTTTTTGAGCAATTTCTTCTTGGGCTTGCAATCGTAATCTACGTTCTTCTTTTAATTTTTGAAGTGCAGCGATTGCCATATCTGGGTTATTAAGAAGATCATCAATAGCATATAAACCATGCTTACGAATTGATTTCAAGATTTCTTTGACTTTCTTTTTGAACTCTTTAGCCAGTGGCTTACGAGATTGCATAAGAACTTCATAGAGACCATTCTCTGTCAAGAACCAAACTTCCCTATTTTGACCTGAGGTAAAGATTGTTTCCCTCAGCTTTTCGTCTTCATCGACTGTATCAATCATGATTGATGGCTTACTATGTTCAATCCACTCAGCCACATCTTTTGCAAGAAAAAGTGGTTCATCTGTTGTACCGTATACTGTGAAGTGTTTACCGAGAACTTCCTGTTCAGTGATTATTTGTAATTCCATGTTATTCCTTTCTAATTTGGTAATTTCAGAAATTCCGAAACGTTGTCCAAGAAAAAATCGTCAACAGTGACGTTCAAAGCATTTGCAAGTAGTACAAGATTTTTATAACTAGCACTTCTTAGATTAGCAGGGCTAGATTCGTATCTTTGGATAGTTCTTGCAGTAATGCCTGTTTCTTCAGATAACTCCTGTTGAGTTTTATTTCGGAAACGACGTAGAACTTTTAATGTATTTGTCATACATATCTCCTTTCGTAATTTATATACTCATTATACACTTCGGTTTTTCCGATGTCAAGAGTTTTATTTCATTTTTTTAGAAATTTTTTTTTCTTTTTGTTTTACACAGTTCGGAAAAAGTGATATTATATAAGAAAGAAATTAAGGAGAACGCAACAATGAAAGAAGAAAAAAATTATTTCGCAACAAATTTGAAATTTCTTCGCCAAAAACATGGCCTCGAACAAATAGATCTTGCTACGAGGTTAGGTAGAAAAAGTTCATCTTCAATTAGTGAATGGGAAAAAGGAAAATATACTCCCAAAGCTGGAGTTCTTAATGATATAGCAAGAATTTTTGGTGTATCGCTATCAAAGTTAATGTCTACAGATTTAACAAATCCTTCCTCTGAAATTGAAGAAGAAAACTCCACATTTAAAACGATTCAACGTAAAGCAAAAAATTTAAGTGTTACTGATCAAGAACGTTTGCTACAAATCATGGAGCTGACTTTCCAAAATATTTCGAATGGAGGTGGCGAAAACGACCACGATTTCTAAGAATATCAATTACAAGAAATTAAAAAATATAGCATATAGTTTTCTCAACCAATACACAAATGGTAAATTACCAATTGACCTACTCCATATTATTTCACAACTTGATAATCTTCATCTTATGAAATATAGTACCTTTGCAAAAGAAAACAATATGGATATTAATAAAGTTTACCAATTTTTAAACAGTGAAGATGGCGCATTGTGGTACAAAACCGATACACAAACATATATCTTGCTCTACAATGATACTATTGATAATAAAGAGCGTATTCGTTTTACAATCGCTCACGAATTAGGACATTATGTTTTGAAGCATAACGAAGTGACTGATAAAACGACTTTGTCTCGTTACACTTTGACCGAAGATGAATATAATGTATTTGAAAAAGAAGCAAACTTCTTTGCTAAGCATTTATTAGTGCCATTTCCAATACTAGGGAATTATGTGATGTTTTTTCATTCTATGAATGGCCGATTCATCCAAAATGTTTTCCGAGTTTCATTTTCTGTTGCAAATAATGTCATTAAAAATCTAAATTCTATGCAAACTTTTGGATTGGTAAAAGAAGGACATGAGGTTGAAGATAAATTTTCTAGGTATATCACTATAAGTAAAAGTACCAGAATTTGTAGAACTTGTTGTAGCAAAATAGATAGAAACTCAAGATACTGCCATATCTGTTCTACTCAACAACCAATAGGAACAACGACATTAGAAGCTTATTTAGAGAATAGAGAGAAAGAAAAAGAACGTATGAAATATAGAAAATATGATTTAGATTTAGATGGATACCCTACTATTTGCCCTAACTGTGAAAATGAGGAATTAGACAGTAGGAATTATTGCAACGTTTGTGGTATATACACAAAAAATATTTGCCTTGGTAATTATGTATCCAATTATGATCCCCGTGGATACGCATTACCAATTAAGGATTTTTTGGAAGATGGTTGTAAAGCTGTATTATCTGGTAATTCTCGTTACTGTCCTGATTGCGGTGGAAAATCAAGCTACTATTTTCAAGGGTTGTTAAAAAATTGGAATTTAGAAAAAGATATTGACGAAGAATTGCCATTTTAATTTTTTATCAAACTAAAAAATCCCCGCACTCACAAAGTTTGGCGACTCCGAGTATGAGGATGTACTGTATAGGAAGAATATCAAGCGTTATTAAATTAAAGGAGTAAAAATAATGAAAAAGGTAATGTTGTTAGCGACAACCTTATTAGCAGCAACATTTTTAATTGCTTGCAATGAAACTTCTACAAAAACAAACGAAGTCTCAAAAGTATCGTCTACCCGTGAACTTGAGAAATCCGAAGGAAAAGCTAAGATACAACCAGCTAAAGATTTTAAGAATACACCTATTGGAGAATATAAACTTGCTGATAACGATTTTTATGGTGCATGGCCTGATAATACAAAAATGGTTATTGATGATAGTGTGGTTCAAGTTGTTGACCCAAGCACAGTATTCACTAAATATTTAATTTATTTAAACGGGAAAGAAAGCAATCCAGTCGTTTTAAAAATCTTTGTTGAAGATAGAGAAGGTTTTGATGTAACTAAAGTATCTAAATTTTATGTGAGAGCAAATGGAACACAAACCTATAAAGGAAAAGAAATACCACTATTTTTAGTGGACGGATTTGAATATTAAAAAATCCCCACACTCTCCGACAGCAATCTTGAGTGTGAGGAAATCATGTATAAGAAACAACCATTCAAAAGGTCATTTTCTTATACCCATTTTATCAAGAAATGAGGGAAAAAGCAATGTGGATGGAAGAACTTCCGAATGGAAAGTATAAATTTTTTGAGAGATACAAAGACCCGTATACTGAAAAATGGAAAAGAGTTTCTGTTACTCTTGATTCTGGATCGTCAAGAGCGAAAAAGGAAGCTCAAAAACTACTGGATGATAAAATAGAAGACGTACTCCAAAAACTGACTACTACTTCTGCGCTCTTTCATACAGTTTTTTCAGAGTGGTGGGAATTTCATCAAAAACAGATAAAGTTAAGCACCTACAAAACTATGCTTGCTACTTATAACAGAATCTCAGATAAAATTGAAACTGGTACTAAATTAGAGAATATGGATGTAAGATTGATTCAAAGATTACTTGATACTGAAGAATGGACCTACACTCAGAAATACCGTGTCAAATCGATTTTGAATGTTTTCTTTGATTATGCTATCGACCAGGGATTCCTTGAGAATAACCCAGCAAGAAAGGCGAAGTTACCTCGAAAAAAACAAAGTTTACAACAGATTAAAGATGCCAAAGACAAATACCTGGAACCGCAAGAATATAAAGCAATCTTGAAAGAACTCTATCGAAAAGATATTACTCTAAGATATGCTTTAGCTTGTGAATTTATGATTCTAAACGGATGCCGTGTTGGTGAATTGGCTGGTCTTACACTAGACAAATATCATAAAGAAACAAAAACACTTGATATCCATACAACATTCAACCGATATATCCCAGACGATGATGGACCTAAAACATTTGCTAGTTTTAGAACCACGCTTCTCACTGAAAGAGAAATTGAAATTCTTGATCAGATGATTGAACTTAATCGTTTAAGTGAATCGACTGATAAGAATTGGTTTAAGAGTGACCGTATATTTGTCACAAATACAGGTAAGCCGATTCATAGTTCTATCCTAAGTAAGTCACTTCAAAGAGCAAATGAAAGACTTGAAAAACCAATACCAAAACATATATCTCCACACATATTCAGACATACTACAATTAGTATTTTAGCTGAAAATAAAATCCCATTAAAAACAATCATGGATCGTGTTGGTCATTCTGATTCTGAGGTTACTACTTCCATCTATACCCACGTCACAAAGAATATGAAAGATGAAGCAATCAATGTTCTTGATAAAGTGATGAAGAATATTTTATAAAAGTTTGCCCCTTTTATGCCCCTTTAACAAAGAAAAAGCCCTTCGGATAAAATCCGA